TATCCCTTCCGAATGTCTTTACCATGACTGATTCAACAAAGGCAGCATCATCTGATTCTTTGGCGAGAGCGATGATGTTTGCCGTTGATGACTGAGGGATAAGCAGGTCACGCGCTTTGCGGAACAGCTCTTCACCTCGCAGCCCCTCACAATGAAGCTGTGACACGATTTTCTCTATCTGCCTGCCCTTCTGTTCACTCCATTCGCATCGCATCATCAGGCGGCCTATTACGTTCACCTCTGCGCGATCGTAATCTTCCCCACCGAGGTGATCGCCCCACACGCCCAGCAAGTGCCTTACCCATGCCTGCTGCGATTTGTTGATGGTCTTCCAGCCATTGCCGAATAACCGGCGCATGTCCGCTGCTGTTCTGACGCCTGACAGCCTGACGATTTGCTGATAGTCACGCTCAATGCGCATGCTTAACCCCCATCATCTTCGCCGTGTTCCGGATTATCCGGTAGTTGATCTCGTACATGCCGCACATCTTTAGAATGCGAAGGCGGAGCCACTTCTCTCTGAGGTATTCGGTCATGCTGCATACTCCATCTGACGTTTACGCAATTTCTCGTAATGGCGTGCCCGGCGCGTGAATATGGATTTCACTCGCTTCAGGTACTCGATATCGAATTTGCGAACGGTGTTGTCATGCTCGATGCGCTCGACCCTTTGTAGGCCAAACTTCTCGATGAGGTTTATTCGGTAGGGGATCAGGTTTCCTGACAGGTCACGATTGCAGTGAACGCACCCAGCGTTATTGTTGAAGACATTGAAGCGGAGCCATGGTGCCGCGCCTCGCGATCGGTAGTGACTGGCGTCTACTGCCCCGCCCCGCACTCCGTAATTGAGTGGCTTGCCGCAGGCTATGCATGGGTTTCCATAGTCGCGCCAGAAGATGAACTTATTAACCGCTGCCTGAGCCTCTCTGTTCCACTCCGATTTACCCTTAAGTCTTTCCCTTCGTTGCCGCAAATCATCGCGCTGTAGGCGCTCCTGCTTACGTATTTCACGCGCAACATTACGCTCATCAACCTGTCGGTTGAATTCCATGGCGCATTTGTAGTTGTGGCAGACTTTCTGGAGAGAACTTCGGGGGATGTATTCGGTAGTGCAGATGGGGCATTTCTTCGGCTTCGGCGGCTTGTTGCCTTTATCCATGCGTCAGCTCCTTCTGTTGCTCGCCTTCTTGTTGGAAGTCGTCGCCGTCGATAGGAACCAAGTGCTGTGGGGAGATGAGCGCAAACCCATGCAAAACGGATTTATTGGATAGGATGACCCTCAAACCCTTCTTCGTTATCAACCACCGCGCTGGTGCTTCATTCCAGAAAAGCGGCTGCCCTGGAATCTTTACCATGCTCTCAGCGGCAACAAGCCTAACTAGCTCAACCGTTCGCCCTATTAACACCTCATTTTTATGTCCGCCAACCACTAAGGCCAAGGCTCCAGCTCTTAACTCAGCCATTATCTCCCCCTCCGCACATGTTGAAGTTTGCGTCTTTCATCCAGCCGGCAGCGCACGTATCGCATGCATAGGTTTCCTGCGGCGAAAGGTGCTGATTGCAACCAACGCATGCAGAAGCACACTGCTCTCCATCGCCAGTAGGCAGATTTGATTGGGTCATCTCGTTCATGGTTCTCCCATTCGATATCGCATTCGCACTGCTCGCAGCTAATGGAGTAGTTATACTTGTCTTCTGAGGTGAGTGTTATGTGACAGCGGCAGCAGCGTTCACGCGACATTTTCTCGCTCCTTTTTCATCAGGAAGCATTCCATTGCGGCACGAAGGGGATTCTGATTTGCAGACATGCAATTCCGGTTAAATATTGCGGCCCATTCATCACGACTTTGGTGACAGGTCAGGCTGATATTTTCCTTTCCAATAATCGGCCCGGCGTCAGCCCATGAGTTACAGGGCTGGAATTTCCCTTGCTGCCAGACGCGAAGCATGTCTCTGTCTTCGCCTATATTTCCAAATAAGCGCTCGAAAACCTGAAGGTTTATTTTGTCGTCGCTCAATTCGCTGTAATTCATCTTCAGCTCCACATTGGGTTTTTATACTGCCTGCTCGGTATTGGCTCGTTCCGGAACTCAGGCAGCAGCGCGCTGACCAGCCAGAGGCGCGGGTCGGCGGATAGTGTCTTCTGAGTTTTGATATTGCGAGAGGCGTATCGGGAAAGGAGTTCGTTAGCGGAAGCGGCATCCATTGCGTCATGGGTATACCAGGTTAGCTTCATCCATACCTCCGGTGCAGATACATACAGCTGTAGTAGTTAACCCCTGTCACTTCTGATACCTGCCGATATGTCATGCCCTCAGCTTTGCACTTGAGGATGTTCGCCAAATCCTTTGCACTGTATCTACGCTGGCACTTTTCTCCGAAACTTATTCCGGTGCGAAACGCGACGTTCGTGATGCTTGATACAGGCCTTCCTAGCTTCTCTGCCACTTCCTTTCTGGTTTTGGTCTTCGCCATTTTGCGAATTTGTTCAATCTCAGCTTGTGTGTAGCGTTTACTCATCCTGTTTGTCCTTCAGTTTCTGGTATTCGGAGTCAGCGGGTATAGTCAGCGCCAGGCCGAACTGCGCGCACCACCGTTCAACCTGATTCAGGAAGTAATGCATCTCGCCTGTATCAAGACTGGAGGTGTGCCGGGGTTCCCATGTGCTGACCTTCTCGCCGGTAACAAAGTCGGTGTATTCGACCTGCTCACAGCCCAGATAGGTTTTCTTGAGGTTCCGCTTTACCCACTCTGGCGAGGCGTCGGCGCGCCCTGACTTAATCAGGTATTCGCTGATTTCGCCGTACCACATGTGAGAAAGGGAGTTCTGATTGAGACTGCGCTTTTCTTTCCACGGCTTGAGGATTAGCCGGTAACAGTCGCCGGATTCGAGCAGAGGTTGAAGCTGTTGCCCGATGGCGTTGAAGTTTGACCTATGAAGCCGAAGGCCCTCTTTCGGTATCTCCATCGCGTTTCTCTCGCTTTAATGCGTCGCTGAGTAATTTCCTGATGCCGTGACTCAGGCTAAGTGTTCCTGCATGCTTCTGGGCAAAGCGACTGATGTCGATTGCCAGCTTATCCAGTTCAGCGTCTGATATGACGTGCTCAGAGCGTTTTAAAGGGATTACGTTGTTCATGCGTCCTCCGGTGGTGGGGTGAGTGGTTGCCAGTTGATATCCTGGTGCTTAGTATCGACTTTGATAGCTCCCCATCCGCCGCCGTCATAAATTGAAATTATTCCGGCACCGAAAGTCATGCCGAATTCCCAGTCATTTAGGTACCAAACCAAGACCGTTTTACCTTTCGGCGGCATTTCTTCACTGCACTTAATCCACTGAGTCATATCACTGCTCTCCGTTCTGATTTGTGGGCTGCTCCGGGATGATGCGGTAGGCAAATACATCTTGAGAGTGCCCAATGTGCTCCCAATGCCATGAATATGAGGGGCCTGGACCATCTTCACCATCATCTGAATACTTCACCGCCACAATGGCGTCTTCCTGAACAGGACATTCACCACCACCCCACTCAATCCAACCATCACCCCGCTCCTGCTGCCCAAACTCTTCCCTTCGATAGGCTTCGAGGGCTTCAAAGTTGTAGCCACCGATGGAATCAATGTGAGCAGATAGTGCGGCCAAGCCGTCCCGAAGAGTCACTTTTTCCTTTTGCTCCTGCTGCTCCAGTATGGGGAGTGCAATCCGATAGGCCTGAAGGTGCTTGAAAGATGCGATTGATAAATCCCAGTCCTTCATCATCTTTTCCCACTCTGCAATTTGCTCTCTGCACTTCTCAGCGGTTAGTTTTTTCATTGGTGACTCCTTTATTTTCATAGCTGCCGTACCACCAACCATCATCAGCCAGAGTAAGTGAGATGCGTTCATAGCCAACGATTTTTAGTATCGACTTTGAGAAACCAAACTGACCATTATTGACTCCGCAAAGCGTTCCTTCAGCATCCTCACGGCAGCGGATTTGATTGGTCTCTTCGTCAATCTGGATATCTACCCTTTTCCCTCTAAATCCTGTTTTTTTACTAAATGAGCCACCCGCGCCATTTTGGGTATTCCTGAATCTGACGAAGGCTGTCAGGCTTCTTGCATATTTTTGCTTGTGACTAGTATTTGAAATGGATACGAACGACATATTCAAAATCCTCCCCGTTTCTGCCCTTTGTCTTCCTGCTCAAACTCAGCATCAACAATCGTGTCGTGGGCTTCACGCGCCAGCATGTCGATAGCGTGCAGGCGGTCCCGGAACTGCTCCGGCGTCAGGTCGCGCTTCTTAGCCATGTCGATGATTGCCAGCGTCATATTGCGGGCCTGCCGCATCAGTGGTGGTGTGATTACCAGTTGAGTTACCTGTGTCATGCTGCCCTCCCGGTCGATGTCCACTTTCCGGATGCAAACATAAGTGCATAGCGAACGTGAGCCTGAGCGCTCCGCATGTGCAGGTCTTCCAGCTTGCTGAGGTCGATGAATACCGGGCCTCTGTACTGTGGCCTGTCTGCGCAGAGATATGCTGCAATAACTTCTGAATCTTCGTAGGTTAAATTCATACGTCAGCCCCTTTGTTGTAGCGGCGTGATTGTTGCTGGGTTTGCTCAGGGCGGGCGCGGCAGAGTTTTGCTGCGGCTTCCTGATCTGTTGGCTGGAAGTGTCCGTTGTTGAAAGCCTGATAAACGGTTCCGAGCTGTCCAAAGCGGTTCTTGGTGACGATGATTTCTGCATAGTTCGCAGCAGGTGACTCTTCGTCATAGACGGCTTCGCGGTAGAGCATGATGATGCTGTCGGCGTCCTGCTCAATGCTGCCGGAGTCTCGCAGGTCGGCGTTCGTTGGCCTGCGCTGACCTTTTGGCCGTTTCTCGACGTCGCGGGATAGCTGGCTGAGGGACATAACCGGCGTCTTCAGGTCTTTTGCAATGCGCTTCAGGCTGCCGGAGATGTGTGCAATAGCGAGGTCGTTACGTTCAGCCTTTGGCTTATCAATCAGTCCGAGGTAATCCACCAGGATGAGTGACAGCGCCGGGTTGTTGCGCTTGTGCCGTTCTGAAATAGCGCGGATTAGCTCGACGTTCATCTTGCTGGCATCGACAATCCACACATCCAGATCTAACAGGCGCCCAAGTCCGTTTGTTACCTTCGCCCAGCCTTCATCGTTCATCTTCGCAGGGTTGCGCAGTGCTGAAACTGGCAGGTTTCCTGCACCGGCGATCTGCCGTTCGACCACCTGGTTAGCATCCATCTCCATGCTGAAAATCAGCACGCCGCGCTTCTGATTGCTGCCAGGTAATTTCTGACGGCCGACACCTTCAGCTACGGTGAGTGCGAATTCCGTTTTACCCATACCAGGGCGCGCCGCAACGATGACCAGGTCGACGGAGTTGATGCCACCGGTGATATGGTCAAGCTCAGGAATGCCCGTTTTCAGTGTGTCGGACTCTTCACCCTGACGAACGCGCTTCTCAAGCAGCTCCTGATAACCGTCCAGAACGTCACGGATATGCATGGGCCTGATTTCATCACCAGGTCGGTCAATATCGGTGAGTGATGCCATGAACTGGCTGATAGCGTTGAGAGCAATCTCGTGGTTACCGGCTGAAGTTATTTCACGTTTGCCAGCGTCCATCAGCTCAGTGAACCGGCGCACCTTGTGATAGTCGGCCACCACGCGGGCATAGCCTTTCAGGTTTGCTGCTGAAGGGCATTTGCGCATGGTCTCCATGACGTGACCGAAATACTCGTCACCCATTGCTTCGGCAACCATCATCCCGTCAATCAGGCTGCGTTGTTTCGCCTGGCGCTTAATCTCACCAAACGCTCGGCGGTACAGGTCTACGCTAAATGCGCTTTCGTCCAGTGTTGAGATGACGTCGCTGGCATCCGGCGTGTATCCGCCAATCAGCAGGCCGCCAATCACGCTCGCTTCGATATCGGTATTAATCATGCTGGCTCCTTGTGGTCTGCAAACTTGCCTTCCCTGACGCCGGTCAGCGTTGTTTCACGCAGGAGATAATCCAGATCTGCTGACCAGCCAGATTCATTTGCTCCGAAGTAAAACGGCTTGGCCTGGCAGACGAATGCGCGAACGTAAGACCGGAACCCGGCAACGTTTGGGGTTTTGAGTTGAGGGATAAGTTTTTTCAGGCGGCGCTGACGCTGGGTGTTGGCTGATACAGCGTGTGGAAGGCGATCACCAACCTCCTCGTTGTAGGCAACCAGATAAGATTCGTAATCAATGCGCTCTGCCCGACGCTTTTCAGGTTTAACCTGATCACCTTCCAAGCCCCCTTTGGGGGTATGGGGGGTTTTATCTTTTAGTTCTTGTTCTAGTAACTTCTTGTTCTGTTCATCGGATGGTTTATCGGATGGTTCATCGGGTACAGCATTCAAAGCCGCACCAGTGCTGGGTTTGTTGTTATCGGATGGTCTTTCGCGAGGTTCATCGGCTGAAATGACCTGATATTCGGCATAATTCGTGATGGTGATCACCGTCCCGAAGCGTGTTCCCTTAGTGGTGATCATCCCTTCTCTGGCGAAGAAATTAATCATTCTGGTCACCGCCTGCGGACTCTTTTCCGTGCCATCCTGATCACGTAGTTTACGGCCCATAATCGCCGCTGTGGTCACCAGTTCGCCAGGTTGAAGATTCCATTCCTTGCCAGCAAACTCTACTGTGCGTGGCCTGTAGGAAGCCTCACCGATAAGCCGAATCCACATTGCCAGTTTGGCAGTATCTTTGGCCCAGTCCTTGGACAGAAGACTCCGGAACAGTGCAAAATGCCCCTGCTTTTGGTTTTCCATCCTTGCGCTCCTGTGTTTGCGAGCTGCGTTGAAATCAAAAAGTTCAGCAGTTGACATAACTGCCCCCTTTACTGTTTACATATCCAGTTAGTCCTGGCATAATTTCCTCCAGTTATTTGTGTTCGCAAATTGCTGTCAGGCCTCGAAGCTGTTCGCGCAGCTCGGGGCTTTTTCTTTTGTCAGTAGCTGCTCTATGCGCAACAACCTCTGCGCCATTTCTGATTCAGGTGAAACCACATCCAGATAAGCCAGCGCCAGACTCATCATCTGGAAGAAGCTGTGACGCTGCTTTCCTGATGGACGCTTCATGCGGCTTACAGCTGCGTCGTCCAGGTCGAGTACCTTCGCCAGTGTTCCCTGTCCACGTTCAGCCAGTTTGTTCAGTAACTGGCTTTCAATCTCTCTCGCTTTTTTGCGATAGCTTGCAATTTCCATGATGTAAAATTCCTTTGTTGGTTAAGTAATTGCGTGACATTGCGGTGAGCATCGTCACTTCGTTTTTTGGGGGCCGAAACAGCCTCCGGTCAGATTGATAAAGAGCGGTGTTGTTTATTTCTTGATGCTGGGGAAAGGCTTTAACTCCTCACCCTTAACAGTTCCATCGGACTGAACGGTCACAAAAATCTGTCGCCCCGTCCGAATGGCCTTGCTGATTGCACACTGGATAACGCCAAAATCTTTAGCGGCTTTCGCCTGCCCATGAATTTTTGCGTAATCCTCAAGTGTCATTCGGTTCATAGGCTCACTCCTTGAATACACAAAGCAAAGAATACTACAGGTATTCATTAAAGTAAATATCCTGGGTATTTTGAATGTGATTACTTGCGGTAATAGAATGAGTTGATGGAAAACAAAAAGTCACTGACGACAGAACAGCTTGCAGACGCTGCGCGACTGAAGGCTTTGTATGAGTCGAAGAAAAAAGAATTAAAAATCACTCAGTACACAATCGCTGACTCCCTAGGAATTTCACAGGGAGCGGTCGGCCATTATATGAATGGCCGTATAGCCCTTAATGTCCCGGTAGTGACAGAGTTAGCACGGCTCCTGCATGTCTCTGTTTCTGAAATCAGCCCAACCTTAGCCAAGGATGTTTCCCGCTACGCAAGCACAGTTGACGCTAACGTCTCAAACCCCAGAGACTACAAGCAGACTGCGCGCTACCCGGTTCTAAGCAAGGTTCAGGCTGGCGCATGGGTAGAGGCCTGTGAACCCTATACGATAAAGGATGTCGATATGTGGCTTGAATCTGACGCACATACGCAAGGGGATGCTTTCTGGTTGCAGGTGGAAGGCGATTCGATGACTGCGCCGATCGGACTCAGCATTCCGGCTGGTACGTTCGTTCTGTTTGATACCGGTCGGGAAGCAATAAACGGTAGCCTGGTTGTCGCGAAGTTGACGGATGACAATGAAGCTACATTTAAGAAGCTCATCATTGATGGCAGCCAGAAGTACCTGAAGGGTCTGAATCCTCAATGGCCTATGATTCCGGTTAATGGAAATTGCAAAGTATTGGGCGTGGCGATTGAGACTAAGATGCGGCTGGTTTAAAGGCGAGTGGCTGGCTGAGCCGTTTGATTAAAGATTCTGTGGCATTTGCCGAAGAGACTCTTGCACTGCGAATTCGACATTAGATTGAAGCGCGAAAGCTTTCCCAGGGTATCAACTAGGATGAAACATGGTAAGCGCAATTAAAATCAACAAGTTAGATGACATTGAAGCTTTATTTAAACGCATAGAAGATGGTGAAGAAATATCCATTGATATGTTAAAGTTTGAGTTGTTTAACACCGTAAATTTCAAGATCTACGGCGATCCGAAGAGATACAATGGAACGCTCCCGGCTTCTCTTGCTCAAGGCTTATGTGAATTTCAGACAGAAATCTACAAAGTTTTCACGCTTATAAAGTATAAAACTGATAATCTTCAGAGATTAACCACCAAAGACAAAGAAGAAGCAGAGATTATATTCTCTGTTGATGAAGGGTGTACGGACATCGCTGCGGCTTTCGCAGATCTCTTCAAGGCTTTTGGCGACGCTTTTGAAAAGGTAACTCATGGCATGAGCTCAACACAGAAGACACTTTGCTTTCTCTTTGCTGTCACCGTGATCGGTGGGGCATGGGTCGGCACGTCTTATTTAGAGCACGAGTCGGAAGTTCAGATCAAGCAGGAAGAGACAAAACAAGAGCAGCAAAAGTTAAAATCCGATAATGAGAGAATGACGATACTTCGTGATGGCATGCTAGAGGCTATCAGATCCAAGGCTGGTGTAGATGCCGTTGAAAGAGCCGAAGGCATACAAGAGCACACGGCTAAAGCATATACAGGTATCCTTAAGGGTGCTTCAGATGCAGACAAGATTATCATTACTGGCGCTAACACGGTCGAACTCTCTCAAAAACAAGTACATGAACTAATAAAAAATCCTATTGAAAAAGCAAAAACCGAAGAGAAAAATATTGAAGTCGCAATTGATAGCATCAAAAGGTCATCAGCCGATAAATTGACTATCAGCTGCAGAGAACCTACTGGCGAATCAAGTTTTCCTGTCTCAGTGGACACCTCTTTTATAGATGATAGGGACGAGGTGGCGCTACTTTTCGATGCCATGAAAGAAAACAAGACAGTAACTATTACAGGAAGTTACAAAGTCCGATCGGGTTTAATTGAACAAGGAAATGCTTCTTCAATTAGCAAACCATAAACTTGTAACTAGTGGTATAGAAGAATCGTTTTTTGACTACACTACCCCACAGATAGCCCGCCACTGAGCGGGCTTTTTTGTGCCTGAAATCTTTGTGACCATCCCGCCATGATAACTAAAGTTTTCGTTGCCTTTGACGATGATCTGACTGAGCAAACCGATGCTCATATGCTTCTCTATTGAATTCTTTGTAACGATTAGCCCGCGTCCGACGGGCTTTTTTTATGTCTGCAATAAAAGCCTGCCGCTTACGCTTGTCATACATTAGTAGGCTTCTAACCTTTAGCGTGTTGTGAGACGGCTGGCGCTCCTACCGCTAGCTGATGAGATGCACGGCTGGCTCGCCAGGCATCTTGATCACAACGTTTAGAGGCCAATTAAGAGTTTCAGTTTCACCGCGATTTGTACCTGCTACCCGCCTCGGGTGCAGGTATTTTTTTGCCTACTATCCCATATCGAAAAATAAATCACTCACAATTTCAATACCATAGATATTCAACAGCCAAAATGAATACTTAGAGTATTTACTTATTTAAATACTGTCAGTATTCTTAACCCATCGGCAGGACGCTGGCAGGCCACAGGGAACGGAGTGGCGGGTTCTTTAACAATAGAGATTGAGACTGATTCGGTCTCACCAAAGTGAAGTTGGCTTTGGACTGGCGTGTCGTGGAGCTTAGGCCTATCAGGGCTGATCGGGCCGACCTTTGAAGCGACTTGAAATCCGGAAACGTCACAGGTTCCGGCGCCAGTACCTAAGCCAATTACCGGAGGCAACATGAACAACAAGCAACGCAAGAAGCTGCAACGCGCAGTAGAGCATCGTGCCATGAAGCTGCAACAGCAGGGTTTCGAGCGCCGCATCGTCAGCACCTTATCCAGCTGCAACCAGAGAGTAGAGAAAGCAGTTATCTCCCCTTCTCTGCGTGACAGGCATGAGAGCACATCGGTATGCCTGCCGGATGTGGCTATCTATAACGCGGGACACCGCACCGTCCGCAAGGGCGCTACACACATCGTTAAGTAATACGGCGCAGGGCCGTGAATGAATGAGGATGAAACAATGAGAAAACAAAATCCGTGGGAATACAAAAACTGCAAAGCAGGCCAGATTTACGATATGGGCGACGGTATTTTAGGGGAAGTTACTACCGCTTTTCATAATGGCGCAGCAAATATGCTGGTACTTAATGGCCCGACAAAAGGCTTAACCTGGTGCGTGAACGGTCAATCGACAAGCGTCTACAGGCTGGTTGAGGATGTGAAATGATAACCCGCCCGGTTCGCCGGGTAATTCCAGAGCATTCTTGCGAGAGTGCTGCGGAGTTAAAAAACCAGGTCGCCTAGGCGGCCTCTGAATTGGCTATCGCAACTCAAAAGACATCGTAACGGCGAGGTGATATGGCAACGCTGAAAATTAAGTATGACGACGGCACGGAAGAAACAATCGAAAAAGCATTTTCAATCATCGACCACGGTGAGGGAGAAATCAGTTATTTCATCGGCGCAGGATTTACTAGGTATCACGCTCTGCAAGTAGCTGAGCACCAAGTTATCGATTCTGAGGCTGCCTAACACGCAGCCTTTTTTATTGAGGTGAGGATGTCAGCGACATTAATAACCGAGCATGGCATCTCGCCATGCCCCTTCTGTGGGGCTAGAGCGCAACTAAAGCGCTGGGTAATGACTCCCTCAGGAAGCAATGCATCTGAAAGCAGTTATGGCATTCAGTGCGTGGGCTGTACAGCTAAGATTTACATGCTGGACACGCCTGAATCAGCACTGAGCAAATGGAACAGCCGAGAAGCGGCGGGAGGTGAGCGTGGGTGAAGACGAATTTGAAGAGCATCCTGATGACGACATGAGTCAGTATCAGGATTATCCATTTGATTACGACTACTGAGGCTGCCTAACCCGCAGCCTTTTTCATATCTGGAGGCTCCATG